TTGAATCGTCGGACAATGACCACTTGTGCATTAGACCATCATAGTCCCAAGCAATATGGTTTGTTAGTCTACGAATAGATTTTTGAATGCCGCTAGTTGATTGGAAACCAGTAATAACACATTCTCCGTTGTTTGAAGGATCAAAGTTAGAAGATGTGCCGTTTACTAATAAGCAAATTGCTGTTGTAGAACCGTCTGTAGCGATACATTTAAATCTACGAGATCCTTTTTGTTTTAGGATGTATCCTTCGTAAACTGTTCCACCTGTTTTAAATCTAATAGGTAGGTTTGTGCCGTCAGCGTATGATGCTGCTGATCCGCCTGTTGCAACGAAATATTTTTTGTTAATTGGACGTCCCATTTGTTTTCTCCTTAAATTGACGTTCTAGGTCTACGCAGAGGGATTCTGCATAAGTCTCCGAAGAGTTCTTTAGACAAAGTATTTATCATTAGTGTGTTATTAAATTTTAGTCAAACAAAAAGCCCCTTGCGGGGCTTTTTGAATACGTTGTATAATCTTTTTAAGGATTAAGCAAAACGTAGGTTTGCGCTTGTTACAGCAACCTTAGCTAGGTAGTCAGCTGCGTTACCTAGAGAAGAAGCTGTGTTTGTCAACTCAACATAACCATAACGTGTCATGAATGATACGACTGGTTCGAAAGTTGCTGGGTCTAGAACAACACCAGAGCTCATCAATGGAATGTATGGGCAATAGAATGCTGCTGCGTCAGATTCAGACGCACCCTTGTAACCGATGATAACATCGTCGCTTTCTGCATATGTGTTAACATATACTTTCATTGCGCTGTTCAAAGTACCAACTAACTTAGTGTTTGTTGGAGCTTCGAATGTACCTTCTGTAGTACGAGCAAATGCGCTAGTTGTAGCAGACTGTAATAGTGTTAATACAGTTGGAGATACAACAGCCCAGTTACCTGCGCCACGACGTGTACGTTGTGCGATCAAGTTAGATGCACGGTTGATTTGAACAGCTAAAGCAGCGTGTTCGTCACCAACGAATGTAGCTGTACCAGAAACAGCAGCTTGGTCGTATGTTAATACGGCTGTACCTGCTAGTGTAGACAAGCTACGTAGAACTTCTTGGTCGATTTCAGCAGTGATTTCTTGTGCTAAAGCAGCCATGATTTCTGCTTCAACGTCAATACCTTGTTGGGCTTGTGCGTCTTGAGCAGCTTCAAATGTCCAGCGAGCTGATAACTTACGTGTCTTAGCTTCAACTGTTTGTTTCAAGATTTGGATGCTTAGTTTGTTACCAGCAACGCCTTCTAGCGCAGCAGTAGCAGCAGCCTTACCAGAAGTAGTACCGGAGTAACCTTCTGCAATCTTGAATGGGCTTAGTGCTTCATCACCAGCTGTAGTAGCACCACCTGTAGAACCAGCAAATGTATCGCTGTATCTTACACGTAGAGTATGGATCTGACCAACTGGACCTGTCATTGGTTGTACACCAACTAGTTCATTAGCAATGACTGTTGGCATTACACGTCTGATCACAGGTAGGATCACACGATTTAGGGTTGCAACGTTACCGGCGGAAGTAGCACCAGCTGTAGCACTTTCTGAAAGATACTTGCGAGTATTTTCTAGAGTAGTTGCCATAACTGTACGCTTGTTACCTTGTAGGCCTTCTAAAAGAGCGTCTTTGGTTTCCGACCAGCGTGACTCGAGTAGTTGTGACATATTAGTTCTCCTTAAACTTTAAGTCCCGCAAGCCTGCGGATGTCAAATATTTCTGCACCTTTTTCTTCAGTGCTTGTTTGGTGTGCCTGTTTGTCGCCTGTAATTTCTTTGCCTTCGGATAGTACTTTCTTCGCCGGTGTACTAGCGCCGTTCATAACGGCTGGTAGATACTTGTCGAAAGCTGTACGTAGCTTTTCAGTTTGTACTGATTCTAATAGACTGCCCATGACTTCCTTCTTATCTCCAGAAAGGTTGCCTAACAATTCGCTCATAACTTCCTTGCGTTGGCTGTTTTCTTTGATAATACGTAGTTCACGTTCACGGCTTTCTACTAGTGATTGTGCATCTGCAACAACTTTTGCTGCTTCTTCTAATTCAGCTTCCTTAGTTGCAACAACTTTTAAAAGTTTTGCAGTTTCGGATTTTTCATTTAGATGACTTGCAGCGTATTCGCTTGCGAAGCTTTCAAAAATTCTGCGACCAAAGTCATTTTTGCGAGCTGTATCAATGTCTTCTTTTAGTTGAGTCATTTCAGTGCGTAGACTGCTCTGAACTGTTTCTGCAACCATTGTAGAAGCTTTGCTAATGAATGCTTTCTTAACAGCATCAAACTTAGCTTTGCTTTCGCGAACCAATTTAACTTTGGTTTCAGCTAAGTCTTTCTTATCTGTGTGGAACTCTGCGATTTCTTTCGCTAGAGCATCAACGATGAAAGATTCAAATTTAGCAACATTAGATGCAACTGCTTTACGGTCTTCGTGTAGTTCTGCAAGTTCTTTCTTAAGATTATTAAGAACAAATGATTCCATAGCGGCAGCATCGTCTTTCATCTTTTGAGCGTACTTAGCACGAGCTTCAATTAGACCTTGACGATCTTCTGCAAGTTCGCCTAGTTCTGCTTGTAGACGGTCAGCTAGCATAGCTTCAACAGCTTCTACCATTGCTGACTTGTCATGTTCGTACTTTTGTGCAAATTCTTCACGTAGTGTAGCAGTGACTTGATCACGGTTTTCTTGAATTCTTGCTTCCCAAGATGATTCAATTTCCGATTTGATTTCTTCGGAAATCACATTGTTCTCGAACAATTGTTTTACGATATCTAGCATGTGATTCTCCTACTGTTATTTGAGCCCAGCGATAATTCGCTTTAGACTCTCTGCTAAGTATTTCTGTGCCTGAGGGTCGCCTTTAACTTCTTGTGCAATTCTATAAGCCTGATAGCCACCTGTATTATTCATTAGGTGTTCATAAACTGGTGTTGGATATGCGCCTGGTGCGCTTGGTTGAGCAACAACGTCAACAGTAATGATTTCAAAACCATTTACTTTTCCTTCGCTGTCTACTTCTCCGGATCCTCTTGACGAAACGCCAAGTTTAACTCCCGACTGCAACATAGTTTGTACTAGTTGCCCCATAGGGGTCGGGAGTATTTTAAGTTTTCCGTAGCCGTTAGGACCGTCCATCCACATCTTCGTAATCATGTGACTCACACGATCTAAGTTGATGCGTAAATCCTGCGGATGATCTACTTCTCCAAGCACTGAATATCCACCAGCGATCTGTTCGTTGAGAGTCTTGACAGCCCTGCCAATTTCTTGAGAAGAATAAACACGTTGATTTGCATTGCGAATGTCGCCCTGGATGCAAATCCCGTTAAGATAAAGGCTCTTTTCAGAACCTTCACCTTCACTCTCAAGGACAATCTTTGCCTGATCGAAACTCAAATTTTCTGCTAGGGTAGATCTCACGTTAGTGTCCTATTATCTACGACCACGGAAAAGGCTTTGCTTGTTATCAGCTGATTCCTTAGCGCCTGCTTTTTCAGCACCGTGACCTGGCTCTTTCTTGCTAAATGCAGAACCTGCCTTGCCACCTGGAACGTTGATATTACCAGCATTATCTTCTGTAGGCTTTTGCTTGATTAAGCTAGAACCTTGTAGTTGACCTTTGTTAGCTTCTACGCCTTGCTCTGTATCACCACGTAGGATGTTAGCAGTTGTGCCGCCCATGTCGTTCTTGTTGAACTTTAGGCTTTGTGCGTTTGTAGCAGAACCTTGACCTTTGTTACCTGTACCAACTAAAGCACCTTCACCTGCGCCTTTCTTTTCTGCGCCGTGACCATTAGGTACTTTTTCTACGTATTCACGTACTGTTGCTAGGTCATTGATACCTTCTTCTTTAGCGAATGGGTTACCGCCTTCTTCGCCTTCTTCGTCGCCGCCGAACTCGTCTTCACCGTGTTCGTCGCCTTCAATACCTTTCAATTCGTCGAACTTAGCTTGTAGTTCGTCAACAATAGCTTCTAAGTCTTGGAAAAGTTCTTCTTCGCCCTTTTCTTCACCTTCTTCACCTTCATCACCACCTAACTCGCCTGCTA